AGTACCTAATGAATAACGTAAACATGCAGACCCTTGATGTCCTCCATTTTTTGCAGGAGGTGTTGGCTGGAGAGTCACAGGGTATTCCTGATGATGTTCTTGAGGAGGCAGGGGAGCAGTTGAAAGAATCTTTGCGTAAGCAGTTCAACACTCCCCGCTCTGAGAAGTTTCGCCTGAGAGCAAGCAACATTGGTCGCCCATTATGTCAACTGCAACACGAGAAAATGGGTACAAAAGGTATCCCATTGAACCCAAGTCAGCTTTTGAACTTTGTGTTTGGGGACATTGTTGAAGTTGTCTATATGGCAATTTTGAAAAGCATCTACGGGAAGAGCCTAAAAGGTGAACAGGAAGTATCGGTAGAACTAGCGGGTGTCACCATCAAGGGCCACACTGACCTCAGTATTGCGGGTTACGTGCACGACGTAAAGTCTGCTAGTCATTGGTCCTTCACCCATAAGTTTGACACTGGCGACACAATGAAGTCAGGTGACGCCTTTGGCTACATCCCCCAGCTTGTGTTCTATTCTCGTGGCGGTGCTGGTAAAATTGGCGGCTGGTTCGTGATGGACAAAAGCAATGGGGATGTAAAGTTTGTGCCTCTTGAGTTGTCGAAGGAAGAGGAGCAACAAATCTGGCAAGAACTTGAGGACAAGGTTCGTAAGCTAAATGATGATGCCCCATTCGAGAAATGTTTTGATGATGAACCAGAAGTGTTCTACAAAAAGGAGACGGGCAATCGCATTTTGGGAACATCCTGTAGGTTCTGTCAATACCGAAACACTTGTTGGCCTAATCTGCAAGTTCGCCCAAAGATTCCTTCAAAAAGTAAGAACCCGCAGGACGAATACTACACACATGTAGCAGAGGAGTACGCCAACAATGACGATGGAAAATGACTATGAGTACTTCATGAACTTCCCGGAACCAACAACCAAAGAACAACGGGAGGCTATTAAACTAGCAACTGAAACTGCATATTCAATGCTTGACCAAAAAGTGTTAGAAACTCAGTTATCTGAAGCCCTCATGAACCTACTAAAGAATATTGATAAGGAGTACGATTACATGTCGTGTGGCTCTTACAACGTGGTTCCTGTTGAAGGGACAGATGATTTCCAGTTTGAAATCACAGGGTACATTGGGTTTCATGAGCGGGACGAGGAGATCAAACCTCTGAAGATAGTGTGGTGATCCTGATGCCAATAAAGCGTAGTGGATTTGAAGATTCTGTGTGTGGTGATCTTGACAGACGTGACATCAAGTATAAATATGAAGAGGACAAAATCCCTTATGTTGTGGAGCACAATTACTGGCCTGACGTAAGATTAGACAATGGTATCTACATTGAAATCAAGGGAAGGTTGTTACCAAAAGATCGCACCAAAACTAGGGCAGTTTTGAAACAAAATCCCGGCATTGACCTTCGCTTTTGTTTCCAACGTCCTAACAACTATATTTACAGGGGGAGCAAGACGACATATGCTCAGTGGTGTGACAAACTAGGAATACCTTGGTGTGAGGGAACCATTCCTCAATCATGGGTAGAAGAGAAACCAAAACGCAAACGAGTGACACGAAGGAAGAAGAAATGATGTCTCAATACAGTACAAATATTGGCAAGGTGAAAGAGTTTTGGAAAGCCAGAAACGAGAAAACGGGAACCTATGAAGAGCCAAGTGTGTCTCTTGCTGCCCGTTTGTTCATTGAGGAAACAGATGAGGTGTTGGAAGCGCTTGACTATGATTATGCACGACATGAAATCTTGAAGGAGCTTTGTGATACTGTGTATGTTCTACATGCAATAACAATGGCTTATGGTATGGAGGATAAATTTGAGACAGCATTTAGTATTGTCCATGCTAACAACATGGATAAAATTCGCCACGGGACGATTGATGAAAATGGTAAATTAATTAAACCAAAACATCATCCCTCTGTATTACCCCAACTACGCAAGCTTTTGGAGGACTAATTGTGACAGGAGAACAGGTCGTCAAAGGTAGGATTTCCTTTGGATTCTCAATTGACCGGGATGAGTATCCTCTCCCTGTGGATGACAGATTGGATGAAAGCATCGCTGAAGATGTCGAAAAGCTCTTGGAGGAGCTTGATGGTTGGCAATTTGGAACAATAAAGGTGACCCTTAAATGAGCACTATTACTCACACAGATAAACATTTTGGACCAACCCTTGCTATTAGTGAGGAGATTCACGCCACCAAATACCGTCAGGATGGTGAGACATTCAAGCAAGCGATGTCCCGCATTGCTCAGACCCTGACGGGTACACAGGAGGAGTTTTACGATGTTCGACAGATGCTTTTGGAGCAGCGCTTCCTTCCTGCGGGACGCGTACAGTCCGCAATTGGTAGCACTCGTCGTGTTACACCCTATAATTGTTTCGTAAGTGTAACCATTGAAGACAGCATGGCATCAATTATGAATGCAGTGGCTTATGCTGCGGAAACCATGCGTCGGGGAGGAGGTATTGGGTATGACTTTTCACGAATCAGACCCAGCGGTAATCGCATTAAAACGCTTGATTCTCCTGCATCCGGACCAACCAGTTTCATGGGGATTTTTGATGCGCTTTGCAAGACGATCTCCTCGGCTGGTCACCGCAGGGGAGCGCAGATGGCTGTTCTTCGTGTTGATCACCCAGATATCGAGCAATTCGTCCATTGTAAAACGGATGATACAACACTCACCCAATTCAACATCAGTGTTGGCGTCACTGATGACTTCATGCACGCTGTGCGGGAAGACCTTGATTTCAATCTTGAATTCAACGGAGAAGTCTACAAAAAGGTAAAAGCTCGTGCTTTGTGGGACCAGATCATGCGTAACACATGGGATTGGGCAGAGCCGGGAGTGTTGTTCATTGATCGCATCAACCACAAAAACAACCTGTGGTATTGTGAGCGCATTGAGGCTACCAATCCATGTGCGGAACAGCCACTTCCTCCACATGGCGCATGTTTGCTTGGGAGCCTGAACCTTGTTAAATATGTTGAGGAGAGAGACGATGGTGTACGAGGTATCAACATCACACTTCTGACGCAGGACACCATGAGAGCAGTCCGTATGCTGGACAATGTAATTGATGTTGCTGAGTACCCGTTACTAGAACAGCGTGAATCCGCAATGAATAAGCGGCGTATGGGTATTGGCCTCACTGGTGTGGCAAATGCTATTGAGGCGTTGGGGTTCCCTTATGGTTCTGATGGTTTTATGGAAGTCCTACGGGAAGTTATGACAGTAGTTCGTGACTCCGCATACACTGAAAGCATCGAACTCGCAAAAGAAAAGGGTAGCTTCCCCCTGCTGGACAAAGAGAAGTTTTTGCAATCAGGGTTTGCAAAGACCCTGCCAGAATATATTAGAGAAGGAATTCGGGAACATGGCATCCGTAACAGCCACCTACTATCTATTGCCCCTACTGGCACTATATCTCTTAGCGCTGATAACGTCAGCAGCGGTATCGAACCCGTCTTTTCGTACGGCTATGACCGCACTATTCAAACGCCTTCTGGACCCAAGGTTGAACGAGTTGACGACTACGGGTACAGAGTATTCGGAGTTAAGGGACGTACAGCAAATGAAGTCAGCGTCCAAGAACACGTTGAAGTACTCAATCTAGCCTCATTTTACGTGGACTCTGCTTGCAGCAAGACCTGTAATGTTGGTGACAATGTAACCTTTGATAAGTTCAAGGAGGTTTACATGCTTGCCTATGATGGTGGAGCGTCTGGTTGTACAACCTTTCGTGCTGCTGGTAAGCGTTATGGTATCCTGAATGCCAGCAAGGATGAGGAAGTAGTAGAAGACAAACCTGAGTCAAAGGAGGACTACATTGACGAGAACATGGGGGCCGCATGTTTCTTTGATCCAGAAACAGGGAGGAAGACCTGTGAGTAATAATAGTACTGTCTACAAGCGATTTGGCATCCCCTTGCGTCACCAATACGAGGCAGGGGGACGAGCCTTCAGCGGGGGTTACATTGAGAATCCCTACAAACCGGGAACCAACCAATACAAGGAATGGCAGCGGGGTTTTGATGCGATGTACTTTGAAAACCTAGAAGAGGTACAGAAGCATGAATCCCGGCGAAGTTGAACGCATTGTTGGGTACGTAGCGGAGCGTTCTGTTGAGCGTTTCATGCTGTTGAATGGTTGGAATGGGAGATTGACATCTTTTGAATATTTTGACTTGACAGTTGATGTTGGTAATGGTAAGTATCTGCGCTGTCAAGTTAAAGGAACAGCAACAGGCAAGCGCTTCAACCTTCGCAATGGGCGCAATCGTAGACGAGAGTATGAAAAGGGTAGCTTTGACTTCTACTGTTTGGTGACACTTGATACTGAACATGGGCAAGATGGGCTATTCTTTTTGCTTCCAGAAGATATCAGCACCCAATCAATTGCCGTCAAGGACTTGAAACAAAGCTGGCACGGCCTACATGGGTGGAACAGAGTTAGAAACATCCTGATGAAAAGGATCAAATACAATGGCAAACAGTGTAGACAATGTAGTAGACCATCCGACATTCAAGAAGAAGAAGTGGACTGAAGCGCATTCAGACGCAATGGAGCGCATGACCCTTCTGGATAACTTACATGACGCAAGAGAAGCGTTGGAGATAGCTTCTCGCTTGTATGCAGATGCCTATTCTGCTTTGAAGTATCACGATGAGATGAACGGTATTGACTACAGTGAGGATGATGATTGATGCAAGCAACACTTCTAGACAGCATGGGCACAGACCTGTCAGTCGTGAATGCGGCACGGGTGAGTTTTGCAAAAGAGTCAGATTGGGTAGAAAACTGTCAATGTGGTGAGCCGGGGAATAAGGATTGTAACCTCACTTGTGATTTTGTTCTACGGGATGCCGACAAGCGCCTCATCCAGTTCCTTGCTCGTGGTATGACGGAGAAAGACTTTGATGCCTTGGTTGAAGGTATCCGTACTGCGGGTATTACTAATGTTGAATTGGATACTCATTATACCAGAGAAGAGACACGGGAGTATATTGAAAACAAACTGTGGGAGTTTCGCAACCAACCCCAACACAGCAGCCCCTTTCGCCACTGCTTTGCATCGTTTCACATCAAGGCACCCGTGTTTGTTGCGCGGCAATTAGTGAAACATCAGGTGGGCATGTCGTGGAACGAAATCAGTCGTCGGTACGTTGATGATGAGCCTGAGTTTTGGTGGCCTGATAAATGGCGTGGTCGCAGTGAAAACAAGAAGCAAGGCAGCGCTGGGACTGTTGACTTGCACGAGTATGAATGCACAGGGGAGGTTTTACCTAAAAGTGTTTGGGTGATGCCGCTAGATGAATCATTGAGTGAACTTTCAGATATGTATAAGGACCAGTACAAGGCATTGATCAAGGCTGGTGTCGCCCCTGAAATGGCTCGCATGATCCTGCCACAGAATATGTACACGGAATGGCATTGGTCGGGCAGTATGCTGGCATGGGCGCATGTCTGCAATCTACGTTGTCATCCAGAGGCACAACAGGAAACACGAGAACTCTGTAAGTATATTGATGTATCCTGTGAAAATCTATGGCCTGTAAGCTGGAAAGCACTGCGGGAAGGAGTGTAAAACATGGAAGAGTTCGAACCACAAACAACTGAAAACAAGGATGAGAACAATGAGTGAGACCAGTTTTGAAAAAGATTTCGGCTTCAAGCTAAACACAGCAGATGCAAAGACCCTTGTAGATGCACAACGTAAAGTGTTTGGTCACATGCTTGATGGTATGCATCGTATTGCCCGTCTTGCTGCGGAGCATCCTGATGACGAGGGTTTTCAGAAGGGGTATGAAGCGTATGAACGTCTCGCGGAGTACACTCGCAAAATGATGCTTGCAACCTCAATGGAAGAACTTGAAGGTATCTTTGTTGAGAGCAAGAAGTTTACGGGGAACTACCTGAGTGATATTGTTACAGAGGCACTTACCTTGATGCAAGGAGAAATGAATAAGGGTCTGTAGGTGCATCCCTAATTCCCAACATTGGAGCCTCTGAGGCGTCGAGGCATCGCTACCCCAGTGTTGGGCAGACCTGAGTACGTCTGTTGAAACTGCTCACATTTTACTTGACAAAGTTTTCAAAGTGTGGTACAAAAAAGGGTAGTTAAGGTAAGAACATGAATACAGGGATTAAGATAGTCTGGTAGTCGCAAAGCCTTGGATGCTTTGAGCGCTGGTTCGAATCCAGCATCCCTGACCAAACAAGTGGCGGGAGTGTTGTAACGGTAGCATGACAGTCTGTGAAACTGTAGGTTAGGGTTCGATTCCCAATCTCGCCCCAAAGTGTGTTGCTTGGTCGTATAAGTGTAGGGATCAGCCTACTTAGTATGCCTCTGTTTTCTCCTTTCCAGAGGAGGTGTGGGACGAATCCCGCCCAAGCAATGCTTACATTCAATAAAAGGAAAGGTAACAGTTGTTGGCAGAGACACAAGTAAAGCTGGCGGTTTACAATTGTAAGAATTGTGGATGCATGGTAATAGGCAAGGCAGGGTCAAAGAATCCACAAGGACACTCCTGCTTTGCTTGTTACGGTACCTATGAACGTAATGATGTTGCAACAGAAATGTTGGAAGAAAGGTACAAAGAATAAGGAGACAACTTCCCTTGAAGAAAAGGAACCGACATGACAACAATGCCAACATGGATGCCAACAGGTGGCCCCGAGGAACACCGGGGTAGCACTGAGCTAACACCTGAAATCATGGCAAACTTTCGTAATCACTCCGTTGTTGGAGGTCATGCAAAATGGCCCAATCAGACCGACAACGTGGATGAGCAGGGGTTCTTCATCCCTGATGACAATGGAGAAAAAGCAGCACAAGAGGTACGCAACATGTACCACACACTGCTACAAATGTCACCAAATCCTGAAATGTTTCGCCGTCATGTCAAGGATGATGGCTCTTTTGGTATGCGTACATGGAAAGTGTGGGATCGTAATAGTAATAGTTCTGCCTTGTTTACAGAACAAGTATCTGTCAGCACCACAAGCATCTTCAATGCCTACTACGCCTCTGTACTTGGCGGTTTGGTGAGGCAAATTGGTGGTCGAGTTGTTGACATTGGCGGTGGCTATGGGCATTTGGCGCGGGAACTGTCGTCCTTTTGCGAACAGGTGTCGGTTGTGGAACTGCCAGCAAACATTCCGTTAGCAGAGGCGTATCTTGCCGACACTGATGTCAAGGTGTTGCATCCTGCCGACAGTTTTGAGGCTGATATCATCGTGAATACTATGAGCTTCCAGCACATGACACAAGCCAACCTTGAATACTACACGAAGAAAATTGTTGACAGCGGGGCAAAAGCCGTGTACACTGTTAACAGAATGACAAAACGTGACCCAACAGATGTTGTCATATATGAGTACCCCTTGTGGGAACACTTTTTTCCCATCCATGTAAAGGGATTTGGGCAGGTGTGGCAAGAGTGGGTTGCACAACGTAAACCAGAAAGTGGGAAGGTGAGTTAATCATGGAAGTACAAAAATTCTGTGTTGATTGTAAATGGGTTGAGATAAAAAGTCACGACAGGCAGCGTGACTACATGCGGTGTGGACGTCGTAAAGACCCCACGAATGGTAAAGGTTTGAACTTCTGTTCAGCCGAGAGGAGGTATTCTAATGACTTCTGGCCTTGGGGTGAAAAGTACTGCGGCCCTGAGGGCAAATGGTGGGAACCAAAGGAGACCGAATGATGGAAGCACTTGTAATCATCACTGTGGTACATATTGTGCTGCTTGTAGTTTGGGGGATGTAATCATGGTTGAAATGCTAATGGTAACGGGGAGGTAATAAGGAATGGTAACACTATTCACAGAAGAGTATGCGTCTGATGGTGTGTGGTTATACATGAGGTCTGGCTATTATGATACCAAAGAGGAAGCCGAGGATGCAGCTATGAGGTTTGCACATCTGGGTATTTCTCGGGATTACAAGATAATCGACGGAAAATCAGAGTACAGCGTGTATTAGAGAAAGGAAGGTGTAATCATGGTTGAAATTCCGTTGTGGACAGCGTGGGTGATTATGCTTATCCTGTCAATTGTAGGGACATCCTACCTTCTGACAGCATTACATAATACTAATGGTCCTGACTTTTTGGCACACACCGCTGGGTTCCTTTTGAATGCAGTTGTGGTTATATATGTTGCTGTGGGAGTGTTTGCATGACTGAAAACAAACTCATCAACTTCTATGTGTTGAATGGTCCTCCCGGTTCTGGCAAAGATGCACTTGCGGAGTATGTGGCAAATAATCACATCGAATTTTGTGTTATGTCCCTTAAAGGACCACTGCTTGATTTTGTTAGCAGTTTGGGTATTGATGTCGACAATGAAAACGCTTATCGTACATGGAAGAACTCAACACTTGACAAAACAACTGAAATCACTGGTCGTCAGTTGATGATTGACTTCAGTGAAGATTTTTTGAAACCTCGTCTTGGCAAAGACATCTTTGCACGACTGCTTCTTGATTGTGCTCGTCAAGGGGGCGAGAACCACGTTATTGTTCCTGATGGAGGTTTCACTGAAGAACTTGATTACCTGTGTTCACAGGGAAATGTAAGCGTACACCTGTTTCACCTCCATCGCCCCGGTAAAACCTTTGAGGGTGACAGTCGCAAATATCTGACGGGCTACCCTTACACGGAAATCCACAACAACAGCACAATTCCAGCGTTCCTGCACACAGGAGCGGCTGCACTGCTACATGCAAAAGGATGACAAAACTGTGAGCAAGGGGGTTGACAACTTTGACATCATCGTGTACACAGGGCTGACACTTGTGATGCTTGTGATTACTGTTGGGGTGTACATGGGGGTTGACAGTGGCGACAAGGTGCAGATTGAATGTGAGGTATCAGAGAGGGAAAGGGATGCCGAACAGTGGGATAAAATGGTAAAAGCAGACATCGAAAAGGAGTTCGACAATGACAACACCTGCTAACACTGTACCCAAGGAATTAAACGGGCGTGTCCTACATGCTGTTTATGACCTCATGGTAGCACCGCTTACATTTGACATCACTCAGTTTGCTGTGTTTGCCTCGTTGTGGGCAGAGGCACAGGGGTTCCGTGGGGTGTTCTTTCATGTTGTGTTGGGGCCGTACGACAATGAGGGCAATCACATTTGGCGCATGCAAACTCCCAAAGACAAATCGTTATCTGTTGTTGACAAATACAAACGAGTGAACACAATTCTGGCTCCCTTCCACAACATTGTCGACAATGCTGTTGGTGGGGCTGTGTGGTATGATCGTCAGGACTTCATGGATACTGTCACCAGCAAGACACCCATGCACACAATGTTTCCACCGAATTATCAGGTGAATGCTCCGACAACCGCTGTCATGTATGGTCAACTGTACCAGTACATGGCGGGACCAGATGGTATCATGGGGGACAAACTGTTTCGACTGTCTGCACCACAATGGGCGCGAGATGCCGTCAGGGGGGAACATGGTACGGGCTACGTCCTCATGAAAACTCGTGTCTCAAACAATGAGGAGCATCGTAACAGCGACCGCACCATGTGGGAAAATGTTGCACGTTATCTTGAAGATGCTGGGGAAAGTGTGGTGTGGATTGACGACACTGATAACATTCCTGTCGAAATTTTGATGGCAATGATGGAAGGATCAAAGCTGTTCATCAGTGACGCAGGTGGTCCCTCACTGTTGCCATTCTTTAACGATGGCTGCAAAGGTGCCAACATCTTTTGGCAAATTGACGAGGACCGTAAGATCGACATTGCCAAGGAAGCAGGACTGACGGGCTTGGAGACAACATGCCGACTGTTGGCAATTGAAGACAAAGGCCAGCCCCCGCAGCATGCCGTCAACCCAAACCTTGAATACATCTGGCAGCAGGGGTTGACAAGTGACTTCATTTGTGAGAAGGTTGTAGAAACACTGGAAAAGAAAGGGACGATGAAAAATGACAACTAAACGTGAAAAGCTGTTTGAACAGTTGCTTAATGCAGTTGAGGCCAAGGATATTGACTTGGTACAACGCCTATCTGACATAATTAAGAAGGGAGACATGCAAGATAGGAACAAAGTAATGTTTGTTCAGAGTGTCGAAAACCTTGGGGCACCAAAAGGATCAGATGGGCTTATGTTTGATAACCATCAACAAATAGAAGCTGTGTACGCCTTTTTAGATATCCTGACGGAACATAGTTACAGTATTTACGATCCTGACGGGAATGAAATTCTGTGGGAAGGGGAGTGGTGTTGATGGATGTGAGCAGAGAAGTGTGACAAAGACATGACTAAAGTTTATAAGCGCGTATCCTTTCATGGATACACTTTGGATGACGCGTACAAAAATGGGAGGGAAGGTGTGCAGAAGTATCTAGATGATGGGTACAAAGTCGATGCCCAATGGTTTTATGCCCATGATATCGACTTTGTTGATGATCACCAATCAGTGTACATTTTATACAGAGAAGAAGGGATGTAGACAATGAAAACCCTAGTACTCATCCTACTTCTCGGAACCCACAATGGTGACGTTTGGGTAAACCCTGATCACATTGTTCGTATGTTCACGCACGATGGGCGATGTACCCTGACGATGACAGATGGTACTCCCCTGTGGTTTCCCGGTAAGTCCTGTAAACAGGTGGTGGAACTGATTAGAACTGGTACACAAGTGAAATTTATAGAAAACACTAGAAAGGAACTCAACGTTGATTGAAGATAATATCAGGTTAAAGTACTACGCTACTATACATGATGGAGGCTGTATAACAATATCACGAACATCACACTACCTCCATAAGGATAAAATTATGGGTAGAGGTAGTTGCCACCTAGCATATGGGAAAGAGTACCCTACGAATTTCGTAGCATGGACAATCAGAAATGTAGGGGATAGTAAGACTAATGTCTACAGTATAAGACAAAAAAAGTGGGTGTATGCTCCTAAAAAAGGATACAGAAAGTTTGCTATGGACAACAAACCAAACGTATGTGAGAGATGTGGGGAAGATGATAGCATGTGTCTTGAAGTGCATCACAAAGATAGAAACCGAGACAACAATACGCTATCTAACTTAGCAATCCTATGCGCTAACTGTCACCGCAAAGAACACAGAGGGACTTTACTCCATAAAGAACTTTAGTTCACCCGTCAAGAACAAATGACGCTCAGATTTACGCCTACGTACAAGGCCGTTTGACACTTTCCCACCAGCCATGCGCCATTTGGGGAATTCGTCAGCGGCTCCTTTTTTATCCCATGAATTCAACTTGTCCAGCATTGTGCTTGACATAAAGTTACCACCGCCAAGGTTGTAGATGAATGAGGCAAGAGCATCAAACTCCCGCTGAAGCAAGTTTGGCATAACACTGCTTTTGATGTAGTGTTCAACCTCTAAGTTCATGTGATGCAGCAGCATACCCCGTGCTTCGTGCTTGTTGACAGGGGCGTCATCCATAGTCACCCACTCACCGTTTGGATACACAGTGCTGCCGTAGCCGATTGTAGGGACGCCAGCAGAGCAGAGGTACGGGGTCTCGCTGAAGCCCTCAAAGTGAATGATCAGGTCTAGGCCTTTTGGGGAAGTGTGCATGTTGGAATTTGTTGACATTTGTGGGTCCTTGTGTTACATAAAGCTAACAACTAGCCGTAAGGAGGTATCATGGCTGCTAGCAGTGGTATTCAATGGATTGACTTCACTTTTGATCTTGCTGTTCACATGTTGTACTGGACAGCAGACTTGTTTGGGGTGACTTATGAGGAGATCAATGTTTACATTTTTGTGATCCTCATGCCGTCAGTCACGCTTTTTAGTCTTCTTTTTGCTTTTTGGTCGTGGCGAAGGTGTCGGAATTGAGGGGTACAAGGGGCCAACATCACCATGAATCTTGATGGGTTGGGAATCAGGATCACCCTCCAATTCAAAAAGTCCCGCATGTTGGAGCAAGTCTCTTGCAGCGGCATAGGGGGCGGCTTTACTGCCTGAACCACTGGCAAACTTCTCAGCATCGTAGTAGTCACCGGGGATGCTGACGTTTCCGTCCTTGTCCACTTTGGCAAGGAATCCCCCAAGGGTGAGCGCAGTGTTGACTGTTGGGTCTGAAAAAATATCCCACCCCAAAACAGGGGCCATTACTGCTGCATTAGCGTACTTGTTAATGCCGGGAAAGCCACCATAACGATCAACGACAGCAGCTTCATCCTCTGCCGTCACACCATCGCGCCCCTTTAATGTCCCAAGCAGAGCCGCAAGACTGATGCCAGCCTCACTATCCCCATAGTCAGGATAATCAATGCTGACCATTTCACTGCCATCATCATAATACTTGGGTTTGTAGTCTGGGGATAGTCTCTTATTTCGTACTAGGTCAACCACCAGTTTCTTCTGGTCATCGTCCAGAAGTTCTGCAATGGTGTACTTTCTTTTGGGGTCCTTATCCAAATCCAACTTGTTTTGGATGTTTTGAGACAACAGGGTAATAGCACTTGGGCCAAAAGTTTTCTCCAGCCAAGAAATTTCTTCTTCTGTCTTTGCTGGGGAAGATTCTTTTGGGGCTGGTTCTGCCTCTATTTTGGGGGCGGCTCTGTAATAGGTAACTTTTTCGGACATTGTTATTCACCCTTCCACGTTTTAACCATTTTCTCCCCGCTGCGACCAGCGATGTACCCGCCAAGACCAAGCATAATGATGTTCCAAACCTGTTCTGGTACGGCATTCATCGCCTCAAGTGTCGGCAACGGGATTCCAAATGCCCACAGCACGGGCACAATGACAGCATTCCAGAACACAATGAATAGAAAGAATACCATGGTTAGGGGACGCCAATTGCGTTGCAACCACGATTCACCCTTGGCCTCTGCAATGATGATGTCTGCGGCTTTTTGTTCAATCTGTGCTGCATTGTTAGCAAGTAGTGTTTGAAGTTTACCTTCAATCTCGTTCTTTTTGTCGGGGTCCTCAATGAACTCTGAAACAAGATTAGTAATTGGTGCAGCCAGCCCTGTCACCAGTGTGCTTACGATGCTCATTGTTGTCCTTCCTTAAACTCCGTTGGGTCACTGAAACCAACACCTTTTCTGCGAGGGGAATAGTACTCATATTTGCCTTCACCATTATTATCCTTGTAAACGCCTACCAATTCATTGAAGCGCTTCCTATTATTCTCCCTTAAATACCCCATGACTGCTTGTTCCGCAACCTCACGGGCCAGACTTTGGGCTTTCCTGATTGCTTTTTGCATCTGGGCGGCATACACAGGCGGGATTCTCTCAACACCATGTCGGTCCATGATAGCTCTCTGTGCTTCATGAGACCTATACAAAGCTTCCATTGGGTAGACAAGAGCAGCCCCCATAGCTTTCTCGTAGACAGCCCGTTCATGAGGTAACATGTCATAATTATTATAAATCTTCTTTGGGGTGGGCGGATAAGGTACGCCATAGGTATCATTCATTGCCAGCAAATGGGCACTCTTGGGTCTCTCTCTGCCACGCCCCATGGGGAACCAATCATGCGGATACGCTCTCCATTTGACTTCTTCCCCGTACACTGTTCTGGGAGGAGCCGTTTCGTCTGTATTAAATCCCCAGCCCTTGGCAACATTATCCGAAATGGCGTCCCAAATGTCGTCACCTTGCATGAATCGTACTTTTTTATCTTCTGCTTGCAGAATGCGGCGGACAAACGGGGGTGAAGCCATTTGACCAATTGTGCCAGCAACACGTTTAGTCATCCAATCCCCAAGAGATACTTCCCCTGTCATAACCTTTGTGAGATCAGATACTCCTTGCAGCATGGTGCGCTCCGTAAGGAAGTTGCGTACAAAGATGTGAGAAGCTGCCTGTACAAACTCCATAGCCCCTGCGATCTCTGCTTTGTCGGCATCAGACGCACCCTCCCACTGCTCCATGAGAGAGGCGTGTAGGCCTCCCATCTGAATCATAGCAGCAATAGGGTCAATACGGGAAATGTTCATCGCTTCTCCAACCGCTATTCTAATACTAAGGGGAGCTTCCCCCATAGCCTCAACAGTTTGTGCTTCGCGCCAATCATTTGCGTGCCCCGTCATTAAGCCACTGTTGTACAAATACGCTCCCATAGCAAACAAAGAACCACCAACAATTTGACGCCCTACAATCTCTCCTGCCTCAACTTTTCCAGCAGACAAAACGGCACCCAGCAATGGAGTGCGTTCAAATGTCCACATGGCGAGGTTAATTGGAGTGCTGGGGAAAGGGATGCTAGTTCTTGTCATGATGTTAATCAATGTTGCAATCGGACCTGTACCCTGACCTGTCTTTTGTATGAGTGAACGAATAACATCAGACGCTAGGTTGTCTTGGTTGAAAGCTGCTTCTTCAGCTTCACGCAAAGCCTGTGCCATTTCATCATTGGTGGGGATGTAGTCCCTAATGAAGGCTTCTCGTGCTGGTCCCTGTAGGCCCTTTGCTCGTGCTGCGCGGCTAGCTGCTTCTCGGCGTGACTGAGCATGGGCAATGGTCCTGTACCCAATGTCAGTTGCCCCCATAAGACGAGTAGGGGTACGAATGAGATACCCGATACCTCCCTCTGAAACATTCAGGAACTTCTTACCCAGCTTACTTTCTCTAATCCATTTTGGTACGCCAGAACCAATTGTACCGCCTTCACGAATACCTGCTTCTCTGACATCACTGCGCCCAGCTTGTGAGATCATTTCCAACAACCGTTGTGCGTCTTTTATCTCTTTTTCGATGTTTTCACGAGCTTGACGGCTGAGATTTGGAGTAAGTAGACTTTGCCTCAGTTCACCAATCTTAGTGCTGACCCTCATGACAGGATCATTCTCCTTGCCAAACAAAAGACTTACGTTTACAGCGTCTTTCATGGCTTCCGGGGTAACTTGCCAGCGGGCCATTGCGTCTGAGAGAGATACCCTACCTTGAGCCATACCCATTGCTTGAAATGGTGCGTTAAGGGTAGCAGCAACAGTCTTCTCAAAGTTCTTAGCAATGATGCTCATAATCGGACCAACAGCGTTGATACCAAGGGTGTCAGCATTAGCCAACATGCCCACATTGTAGAACCATTCTGTGCCCGAATCCAGAGCGAGTTTGTGCAAATTTTTGGTAGCCTTTGCATTTGGGTCAGTAAGGTCGAGGCGATTGTTAACAAAATCGTCCAGCAGTGCATCAAAGTTTGACCCATAGCGATCATTCAAGGCTCTCATGGCAACATTGGAAGCACGAGTACCCAGAGATTTAGTGGCCTGAAACACCTTACCAATCATACCCCACTCAGAGCGGATATTTTTCAGGACAGCAGTAGCTTCTTGCGCCCTTGCGAACACCAGCATCGTTTGCATTTTTTTGCGGATGTATTCTTGATCTGTTTCGCGGATACCTTTGCTCTTCAGTTCTCGAAGCTGTTCCGATCCTTTAACAAACATCCGAGACAAAGAGTATTGCTCAATTTGAAGCCTCATGATTGTTTCAGGGCTTTTGTATGTTTTGCCCAAAACCTCATCCGCCTCAATCAAATCCTGACTGCTTTTGCGCCGAATGTTGTTGTAAATTTGTCGGATGCTTTTCTTCTCTTCTGGACCCAAGGCAACAGCCATATCTTCCATAACGTCTTTGACATCCTTGTGCCAGTTGTTGGCGAGGTACAAAGAGTTTACAGTGCGGCCCTTTTTTGGGTCAGAGGATTTTGGAGTTTTGCCTTCTTTGATCTGTTGTTTGTAGTTTTCACGAATGACAGGCATCTCAAAGCCCTCTGGAGCCAACTCATCAATGTCCGACATGAGGTTCTCAGTGAGTTCAATCTCCTTGGCATCAAGCATGTCAGTGAGACCTTTACCTGCCTCATCCGTACCAGCAAGTTTCCAATGTTCAGCAAGTTGGCGAGCACCCACAGAAGCTCCAGATATTGCAATTGGGAGTCCTGCTCCGATAGCTGCTGCTACCCCAATGCTGGCATAGTCATACTCACCCTCCTTCTGCAACCCAACTTTCATTTTGCTTTGTTGCACACCAGCCTCAAAAGCTGCGTTAACAGGGGCATCAGTAGCCGCTGCTACAACGCCCGCGATCATGTATCGCTTGGCAGCAGTTTTGGCTAACTGTGTGGCTACCTTACCCCCAATGAAACCAGAAGCCCAATTAAGAGGGTCCGTCAGGGCGGGTACAATGTAGCCAGTGATGCTGCTGATTCCATCAGAGAAGTTCTCTGAGCGCTCCCAGTATTGGAACATTTCGGCAAAGTTCTTTTTGTCTTCGTCTGTTCCATAAGTGAGTTTCAGCAAAGATGTCCCCAAAGCAGCGCTGTTGGTGTTGAAGTACCTCATGGTGGACTTCAGGCCCTCTGCTGCTTCTGCATCTGTTGCACCAACTTCACCCGTCCAGTTGCGCCATGCATTCAGGTATTTATCGTGTTCACGGTATTTGCCCAAAGTGTCCAGACGCCAGTAATCTTCTGCGTACCCTTGTGTAACAGCTTTTTGCTCTGGTAGGTTGTCATTTTTGAACAGGTGTTGATTCAGATGCTCCTGTGCGTTGAATGCCCCTTCGTCAACAGGAGCTTGTTGTTCTGTGTTGAACAGATGTTGATTCAGATGCTCCTCTGCGTTGAAAGGCTCTTCTTCTTCTTGCTCAACAAGGTCATCAGGCTGTTCTGTGTTGAACAGATGTTGATTCAGATGCTCCTCTGCGTTGAAGGGCTCTTCTTCTTGCTCAACAGGTGCTTGAGTCACTTGTTGCGAGGGCTGTTCTGTTGACTGCAAATTGGCAACAGGAAGCTGTGCCACAGGATCAGGTTCTGTAGCACTGCGAACAAGTTCATTCTGCATGAGTTGTTGTTTGGTTTGGGGTTCCAAAGGGAGTTATCCTTATTGGGGCTGGGGACCAAGACGCCTAACTAAATCAGCCATGGCTGCTTGCTGCTTATCTGGAGACAAATTATTAAATACGTCGCTGTTCAGATACTGTTGTACTCTTGGATCATCCCAAGATTCTATCGGGGGAGAATCACCATTTGAGTCATCTGTAGTACCGGGGGGCTTATTGGAATCTCCAGTACGAGCGGCGAGTTCCGAATGCACACTTGTAAATTTAGCAACATCATCTGGCGATTTGTAAATAAAGACTTGATTTGCAGGAATATTGTACTTCTTCATAAGCTCTTGTCGTTTAGCTGATGCCTGACTCCAAGGAACATAATGAGGGTACTCAACCCCATTTACCAAAGCAGTGACAACAGTGTGTGCTTCTTTCGCCGTTTTGTCCTTCAGGGTAGCAGCCGTCAGTGCCTCATTTTCAGCTATTTTTCTAGCCAACACAGGGTCCATTTCAGGATCAACATGGAGGATTGCTTCATAATTCTTATCCCACTGTTCTTGCTTTTTGCGGTTGGCTTCTTTGAGCTTGTTAGCCTCTATCAACTCTATTTCAGCAAGCCTGTTGGCGTGGTTTTTGACAATTTCTTCGTTTCGTTGTTTGCGCTCACCAGCAGCACCAAACTCTTTCTGAAACCCTGCACCAAACATTTCTGACGCTGTAGGCATAATTACATCCCTCCCATAATAGCATTGTCTGCACCACCGCCTGTAGGCATCATGATACCCATGTCACCATCTGTATCTTCCTCTGGGAGCATCATGTCTTCCTCAACAGGCTCTTCTTCCGCTTCTTCGCCAGTGCGCGGAGGTTGTTCACTTGTGTCAGCAGCCAGCTTCTCGGCAATGTCATCTTGGTACTCGTCTGTATCTTCCAGACGCACAGGCTTACCACCTGCCAGTTCTGTGCTTTTTGCCAACATTTCGACAGTGGGCACAGCAATCAAAACAGCCAAGTCAGGCGTCCACATACCCTGTGCAAACCCGCCAATCAAAATAGTGTCAGCAACTGCCTCAATGTTCATACCACGCTCTGCCAAATTAGCAAGCCGCACACCAACCTCTGCATTCAGGATTTTTGGCATGAGGTAATCTAGGGCCTCCTCCTCTGTCGTGAATTGAGGTGGTTGCTCATAAGGACGCGATCCCGGCTCCACAGTTAGTGATTGACCGGGAATAGGCGCGCCAACAAGATTCTTCTTGGGTTTCATGTTTGCCATTTTACTTAAATCCATGTCGATTAAACCTTTTCTCTCAAACTGTCAACGTCGATGCTGTCCATGGCCTTCATGTAGACACTGTTCAGGATTCTGTCTGCGACTTTGAAATCTTCAGGCAAATCATCGTAATTGTATTTTGCGGAAATTTTACGACCCTCGGCAACACTGTCTGTTTTCTTAGGTTCCATCAGTCCCTCCTCCGCATCAGGATTGAGTTTCCCGTCATCGTACAGGAAAGAGTAGTAGTCGGAAATATTCTTGAGTTGAGCAGCTTGCTCCACAACCGAAATTGGGCTTCTACGTTTAGCCATAATTATTCTCCCTATCCAAAGACTGCTTTTCCAGCAACAGCACCCAACACACTGCCAGCGACACCAGCAACTGCCCCTAAGATGCCGGGATCATTTGCCTCAATGGCGTCAAGCTGACCTTGGTTTTGCAGAACCTGTAGGGCAACTCTGAGATCACGGTCCATCTGATTCTGTTGGGCTTGAAAGCTGAAATCAGCGATGTCACGCCACTCCTGCCACAAATTGTTCATTGCCGTTTGGCTCATTTGCATAACATTGCTTGCATTGAACTGATTGGCGGCATTGATTGCAGCAGTGTTGGCAGTGTTGATTTGACGACGCCATTGTACATTGCTTTGATCAATTTGCAACCGCATGCTGCTGTTGAATTGTTCGCGCTGGTTACGTAATCCCGCATTGAACTCAGCAAGAGCATTTGCTTCACCAGCATTGAACCGCTCAATGGTGTTCTGCTGTTCAGCGTTGAATGTTGACACCTGTGTTTCAAGATTGGCAAAGAATTGATCGTTCTGTTGTTGGCTTTGTGCGTTGAACTGTTTGGCGGCATTCTGAGCAGCGTACTGGGTGAACAATGCCTGTGCATTGACAGCAGCGTCAGCCTGTGCAATCGGAAGTGCTGCTTCCATTGCGGCCTGTGTGATTGCCTGTCCTGCAATGCTGCTGGCTCCCATACCACGAGCCGCCATAATCTGATTAGCAGAGCGAATAGCCCCTGCCGCCCATGCTGGCACTTGTCCACCCTCAAAGTCCTCATACAAATCTGCAAGCTGACCCTGAACCGTTGCTTCATCCGTGAGTTGCAAATTGTCAGCAGTGTATTGCCCTGCTGCTGTTTTGTCAGATGCCGTTGCTGCATTGTATTGAGCGGAGGTCATCTGTGCCTGAATTGCATTCGGGTCAAGCAGCTTGCCCTCTGTAGTCAGGAAATCTTGTTCACGTTCCTGAATTAGGGTGGGGTCCAGACGCGCACCTTCAGGGAGTGTTGGATTGAACGCTTGGTCCTCCATTCTGCCCTTGATGGTTTGGTTGCCGTATTGGTCAACCGCACCGCGATATGCGCCTTCTTTAAATGCACCTGCTTGGCCTGTACCCCATTCGCCTTGATAGCCTTGGGCACGAAGCTCTTGCCGTTCCTTGAGTACGTCCAGTGGAATTGTTTGAGGGTCAGTAAATTGACCGCCAAGCAGGTCAGCACGAATGGAACCCGTGTTGGGGTCCATATATTGTTCTGTTGCAGGGCCGCGCTGTTGGAATGCGCCCTGCTCATAATTGGATACATGGGTTCCTAGAGAAACAGATGGGTTGTCGGGAAACCTGCCAACATAGTGAGCATAAAGTGCGTCAAACTGTGTTGGGGTAGGGTTTTCACCGTCCGCATCGTATTGGCCCTGTCCAGTGAAGCCGGGGTTTTGTAGTACTTCTGGATTCGCCTGTGCATATGACTGAAAGTCAAACTGATCAAATGGGACAACATTATTGGGCAAGTCTGATGTAATCTGCGACCAATCATAGTTGGACTCAGCGGGAGCACCGTAGCTATCAATGATGGATTGAGTGGTTACAGTTTGGGACTCAGGGCGAGGTACTCTCGTGTCATCTCTCGTTTGAGAAGTGTCGAGAGACGGCCCTGTAGTGGATGTCCCATCGACTGTGGTAGGTACTTCATACCGCCCGCCCGGTAGGGCATCATAATCTACAGACAAACCTTGAAAGTCGGGGCCGAGGTACTGCTGCCTAATATTATCAGAGATAACATGCTGTCTACCTTGTGCATCAGTGTAGTAGCCTTGTTGCGCCAAACCCTGATTGAAGATACGTCCTTCCCCACTCATCTGATAGAACGGGTCTTGCATGTACGTCGCATAGTCATCCGCCAATTGCAATGTTTGCGGATCAACTGTCGTCATGCCGGGGCCGGGAGCGTTATACACTGAACCCCCCGTGTAATCGAACGGGTTGTCATATGCATTAACGAACTTACTTTTGTTCTCTGGCCCGACAGCAGGATATGCCGTGGTGTAAGCAACATCTGTGCCGCCAGTGTAACTTTGAATCCAATCAGGAGCCTGATACGTATCTGCCATTGTTTACACCATGTCGCGAGGGTCCAACATT